TACAAAGTCCATCATCAAATGGCTACAGCAGCTGGGTAGAGGCTTGAGGCCATCCAAGGGCAAAGAGGATTGCCTAGTCTTTGACCATGGTGGCACCTTCGACCGCCTAGGGGCTGTAGAGGACTACGAGACTTGGGTGTTGGATGACACCAAGCATGCTAACCAGGCCCCTAAGGAGAGAGAGAAGAAGAAGGAGAGGGCCATCAAGGAACTTATATGCGACATGTGCGCTACTACCTTTAGTGGGACGATCGTCTGCCCTTCCTGTGGATACATACACTACAAGACAAAGATGCCAGAGTATGTCGATGGTGACCTGGTGGAGGTGACGGCTTCGAGAAAGAAGTCAACAAAAAAGTCGTACAGCGAAAGCGAAAAACTGGGATGGCTTTCGCAGCTATTGTACGTACAGTTATCAAGGGGGTACAAACCTGGATGGACAAAGTTTAAGTACAAGGAGAAGTTCGGCCAGTGGCCCCACCAGATGTTCGTAGACCCGGCTCTGCCTACTACGGAGGTACTCAATTGGATTAAGCATACTGCTATCCGCAATGCCCATAAGCGCAAGGACGCAGCTTGATGTACACAGGTGGCTGTGGTACCATTAGTAAACAAAAGGAGGATAGGTGAAGAACGTACGGATAGTTAACTGTACGCAGCACGACATCAACATAGAGCTTGTAGATGGTACGTTGCTAAACATTAAGCCAAGTGGGAATATAGCCCGCCATTCGATGACGATGGTAGAGAGGATCTTTAGGATAGGTAAAATTCCGATTAGCAAAGTCATCTTCGGAGACGTCATAGGTCTTCCAGATCCTCAGCCCAACACAATCTATATCGTATCATTGATTGTGCTACAGGAGCTGATGAGCAGTAGGCCAGACGTATATGCCCCAGGGGAATTGATTAGGACTGAGCGGGGAAGAGTAGTAGCTTGCAAAGGATTGAAGCAGATATGATTGATAAAATAACAGACATCACGAAGAGACTAGGCAGCGCATTCCTCACGACCTCAAGGGAACTCTTTGCAAGGCAGTACGCTATAAGCGACGAGGAGACTATAGAGCAAGGCTTCTGGAGATCCACAGTGCCAATAGAGCACAACCATGACGAGCGCTTGCTGCTCTTTGAGAAGATCATGGAGAAGAAGTTCTGCCCTGGTGGCCGCATCCTTGCCGGAGCTGGTACAAGCCACCGCAACACGCTCAACTGCTTTGTCCTAGCGCCGAACTCGCGCAGGTTTGACTATTTGGACGATGTAGAAGATCTTGTCCTAAAAGTAGCGGCCACTACAAAAGTTGGAGGCGGCATCGGAATCAACTTCGATCCTTTTGCATCTGTCCAGTATGCCGCGCCTGTAGACATTGAGATTTGGCATACGATGGATCCAGATCACCCAGACTACTCAGACTTCGTAGGATGGCAATACACGGACATCACGGCCTATGGGCAACCTAAGAGGCGCTACGACCGCCGTGGGGCCCTTATCGTCGACTACAGTGAGCGTGAGGCTATGTCTGCACCCATAATCGTAGTAGAGGATAGTATATCCGCTATCTTTAGGGCGCCATTCGATGCAGTGCGCACAGGGGCAAAGAGGGTCATCCTCGACTGGTCCAACCTACGGCCAGAGGGCGCAGAAATCAAGGGCTCAGGTGGCACCAGCTCTGGGGCAGCATCATTCGCTATAGAAGTCCAACACATCATCCACTGGCTCTCATTAGGTGGGCAGACAGCTGGTCCAGTTAATGCCCTTCGCTATGTCTTTCAGCCAGTCCTTCGGTCAGTTCGCCAAGGAGGTACACGCCGTGGTGCCGGTATGGCTACACTGTCTATCAACCACCCAGACGCCGAGATATTCCTGAGCTGCAAGGACCATGACGTAGAGGATCGCCTTGGGGAGATTTCCGCATTCAACATCAGCTTCCTTGCTAGGGACGAGGATATGGACAATCCATTCCTTGAGAAGGTAGCTAAGCATGCATGGCTGACTGGAGATCCAGGCTTACTCTTTGTAGATACAATCAATAGAGACAACCCACTGGCTGCCATTGATGGATATATACTCAGTACAAATCCGTGCGGTGAAATTCCGCTCTATCCTGGAGAGCCTTGCGATCTTGGGGCTATCAACTTACTGAAATATGTTGCAAAGAATTCGGTATTCAATGCATCAGAGTTCGCTAACGATGTAGGGCTCTACGTAAGATACTTGGACGGTAACCTAGATTACGCCATCCTGCCTACTGAGCAGTCAAGGATTATGTCTCAGCGCAATCGCCGTATCGGCCTAGGTGTCATGGGGCTGGCGCATGCACTGATTAAGCTGGGATTGAGATACGGCTCCCAGAAGGGCAGAGAGGCAGCATGGAAGATCTTCCGTACAATGGCTGTAGAGGCTGACCAGGAGTCAGTAAACATGTCGGACGGCAAGCAGCGTATGTCCATCCCATTTGAGAGACACAATATTGCCCTGCTCACTGTAGCTCCTACTGGTACTACTTCAATGATCATGGATGTGTCGTCTGGGATTGAGCCAATATTCTCAGTGACCTATAGACGCAAGATTGGCTCAGAGGACAGGATATTCCTTGACCCGCTGTTGATGGAGATGCTCAGAGAGCACGACCCAGATCCAGACTACGTCCTCCATGAGGGTAAGTACGTCGATTGGGATGAGGCCAAGGTTGTGGAGGCTGTGCAGAAGAATGGTGGATCGCTAAGAGGCCTAGACTTCATACCCAAGTACATGCAGGACCTGTTCCAGACTAGCCACGAGATCCACTACAGGGATCACATTGCAATGCAAGCGGCTGCACAGGATGGCATGAACTACAGACACGTAGGTAATAGTATCAGCAAGACAATCAACATGCCCCATAGCGCTACGGTAGATGATGTACTCGATGCCTATAGATATGCCCACTCAATGGGCTGTAAGGGCATCACGATCTACAGAGACGGAAGCAGAATGCACCAAGTCCTCAATACGGATACAGAGATATCCTTGGAGTGCCCAACAGGAGTGTGTGAGTTATGATTGCAGCAATACTTGGCTTTATAGCGCTGGTACTGCTAACCCTTACAGTGATCGTCATGGCGATCGTTAGTCAGCTGCGTAAGATGGTCTATGTGATAGCCGACCTTGTTGCAATCGAACATATGCTGGCCGAATTGGACGATGATGGAGGCGAAGAACGTCAGTCCAGATTGACAAATTAAGCCATAATTTGATATACTCCTTTTGTAGCCACAAACTACAAAAGGAGTTCTTTATGGTACTAGGTGACTGGTTTTGGTATGCCTTTGGTGAAGGCGTCATAGAAGATTATGACAACACAAAGGTCAACCCTGGCTCTTACGACATCTCTATGGATGACACGATTATGCTGCAAGTGTTCAGGGGCGTAGAGTACCCCAACACCAAAGCGAAGCTGGACGAGGACGGGTATATAAGATTCACAGATCCATGGGACGGTAGCCGCAAAACAATGATAGCAGACTTTATCGTTGGCGATGCATTCTTAGCTTCTTCGTGCGAGTACCTCTACCTGCCCAGATGGGTGTCGATGCAGTACTTGGATAAGTCGTCCACGGGGAGGGAAGGCATCAGTCATAGGCATGCAGGATACATAGATGCCGGATTCAAGGGTAACCTTACACTTGAGTTTGATGTCCACAGATCGGGGAGGCTGAGGCCATTCTCGCCAATCGGGCAGCTGGTTGCTCACCTTACATTTGCACTGCATCCATACGACAAGCGCAAGTCCAGCAAGTACGTCCATCAGTCAGGCGTAACGGCGTCCAAGAACAAGCAGCTAGCTTTCAGATCGCTGGTAGACGAGCAGCTTGAGGAGATGCGTGCCGATGGACATCGTCTGTAACTACATCGATGGCGAGACTCCAGTCAAGGGGTCTATAGCTATCAAGGACAATGGTACCAAGCGTCGTAACATCGGCCTCTGGATCAGTAGATATCTATCTGTCGGCAAGTCTGAGTGGCTTGTCAAAGTTGATCCAGATTGCGTTATAACGGGCGATATAGTGCTTCCAGATAATGCAGACGTCTGTGGTACCCTAACGCAGTTCAAGCACGGTATATGGCCATTAGGGGGCGCGTACGCCATAAGGAGGGAAGTCGCATCTAAAATAGCTGTAATGGCCAGGCACCCCAACCACAGATTCCGCTGTGACCATTACATCGATCGCCACGGAATGTTGATGCCAATAGAGGAGGATATCCTTTCCCTATGTGGACAAGCACTTGGTCTTAGGTTTGCTGAGTGGCCAGGAGCCAACATACGCTACAGGCCCTACTGGCAGACGACAGAGATACTAGACACGGAAGGCTTTCTCTTCCACCCCTATATAAAGGAGTTTGATCTTGATTCACCCACTGAATGACGGCATAGGATCTGTAGAGCTGCTAATGGTTGCTGGTACAGACCAAGACATCGTAGACGCAGCTAGAGTAAGCTTTGACAAGGTTGGCAACACGGACACAGAGGCCAACGGTAAGCTGATACGCTACCTGCTCAAGCACCAACACATGAGCCCATTCGAACACAACATGATTAAGTTCCGGGTAAAGTGCCCAATCTTTGTGGACAGACAGATAGTAAGACACCGTATCGGCATCTCGAAGAATGAGATCTCCGCTAGATACGTTGAGGTGAAAGATGAATTCTATGTACCAACAAGCTTACGCAAGCAGTCTAAGTCTAATCGTCAGGCATCTATCGATGGCAATGGAGACCTCGATGACTTTGTCAGCACCTACAGGCTCACATGTGCAGCAGCCGTCAGATCCTACCACATACTACTAGACGAAGGCGTATGTAGAGAGCAAGCTAGAGGCGTATTGCCTCAGGCGATGTACACTACAAGCATCTATACATTCAATCTCAGGAGCCTTCTACACTTCGTAGATCTGCGGACACATGCAGGCGCCCAGTGGGAGATACAGCAATATGCTGCAGCTATGAGGGATCTTGTAGAGTCGCACTTCCCGCTTACGTTTGGAGCAGCCAATGACTAAGAAGGATATTTACTATAACATCAACTACCAGACCGTCCGTAAGCTGATGGGGTATAACTCTACCCGCTTCCCAAACATCGTAAAACAGCAATATGAGCAAGGGTTCGAAGAGTATGGCCAAACGCTGTCTGATTACCCTGGATCTGTAATGGATATCCTTGGGAAAGCTGACGAAGAGATAGTCGACATGATGTTCTATCTGACTGAGGCAGCTGATAGGGTGCACGTTCTCCATGATGTAATGCCGCTACTCAATGCGATAATTGAGATCTATAAGGTGACTCATGAAAAAATCAGACCTAAAAAGGATGTTCTTCGAATCAGTGCGGCAGAATAACTACGCAATGTTCGTCTACAAGGACCTAGAAGGCTTCATTGACGTACAAGAGCCAGAGGACAGCCCTAATGATGGATTCCACAAGAAACGAGCTCTCGAACACCTCCTATGCGCTATGTTGCATATAGAAGATCCAGATACCCTAGAGAAGTTACGAGTAGCGGTACATGACGTCTATAGGTCGTACCTAGGCCCAATGGTCAAGGAGTCTGGTGGGATAGAGGCTGCCCTTGTACAGCTACGAAGTAGGGCGGCACAGAAGGCAGAGGCTCGCAAGAACATACGTATGCGCCAGTGGCAAGCAGATGAAAGAGCTAGACAGCAGCAACTTGACAAGAAGGCTCAACAATGATAGTATTGAGTCAAGAAAAGGAGGGAGTACATGGACGAGTGGAAGGCTACACTCCGTAAACGATTTGTAGCCAAGTACGGCTCAGAGCCAGAGGAGGACTTTGCTCTCTGGAGGATCTGGAAGAAGCAATGGGAGAAGAAGAAGGAGATTACATCGACTAGGTACATGCCTAGCAAGTTACGTAGGAAGATCAGAGATAAGATTGACGCTGCAGAGGCTGTAGCCAACAAGGAGCTCGAGGCATACAAGGTTGGTATAGATCCTCAGTACTCAATGCCAAGGCCCAAGAAGTGGCACTGTGTGCAACGTACGGCGGCCTACAAGGCAAAGATGGAGTTCTATTCCATCTATGGCATCTACCCATACGAAGACCCTACGAAAGTAAAAGTATGGTGCGCTATTTTAGACAAGTGCAGGCGGGAGAAGGCTAATGGATGATGTGATCAGGGCAGCACTACAGACGGCAATCATGTCATTAGCCCAGATCTCCCTGACCCTCCTAGAGGGGCCTGAAGAAGAGGAGGAAAAGAAGGACGCAAAGACTACGTTGGATTCAATCATAGACGAAGCGGAAGCAGACACTGAGTCTATAGAACTTACAGACGTAGCAAACAGGGCTGTAAAGGCGAGCTTTGACATTGGTACGGCAGATGACATCATAGCAGCAAGAGGGATGATCGACAAGATCTCTCAGGTTCTGAAAGTCAACGGAGTAATACAAGATGAAGAAGATGATCTTTAAAATAGCGTCTGCAATGGTACTCGCAACAAACGTCGCAATGGCGATCCCAAAGGGGGTACAGGAAGCCAGACAGGCAGCTATATCACTCCTATGGCTTGACAGGAACCATGAAGCCTGGAGAGCTATCTGTAGCGGATCCTTCATTAAGATCAATGGGCAGACGTATGTCCTCACTGCTGGTCACTGTGTAGACGAATTCCCTAACGGAAGCTACGGAGCAATACTGAGCAATGATGACACTGTGGACTTAAAACTAGAGAGTTATTCATTCGCTTGGCCAATTGCAGACTATGCGCTTTTTAAGGTCGTAGATAAGGATCAAGAAGCAATCAAGAACATCAAGCCACTCAATGTAGGCACGCTGCTCCATACGATCGGCGAGGAAGTGTTTATGTGGTCTGGGCCACTTGGCACACGTATCAACTACTACGAAGGCTACTACAGCGGAAAGATGGGATTCGCTGACTCACCCTCCGAGATCGATGACATGGACTGGGTAGTCATCAGCGCTACATTCGGCAGCAGCGGCACAGTAGTCCTCAATGCAGATGGTGAAGCAGTAGGGATACTTGTAGGCGGCTTCAACGGCTTAGTAGGTACATTCCTTGCAGAGCTTCCGAAAGAGTGACCATGGAAAGGTATACGTCAACATTCTGGATCTGTGGGGATACTTCCCTATTAATCCGTAAGCGCAGAGATATAGTCACAAACTCTGTCACATACGATTACTACAACGAAGTAATAGACCGTATGATCCCTGACTCCAATAGCCTAATGGAGATACTCTATAAGGCACAGCAAGCCAAGAAGGCGAGAGAGCTTACGGAGGTAGAGTGGGCCAAGGAGATACAGAGACTCAAAGCAACTCAACGTGGGGACAGCTGATATGTCAAAACGATGCTGCTATAGAGCTGTTAATCCGGAACTGGATACGATAGCCCACTTCTCTAAGCTACTCAAGGCCGTAGAGTGGATCAAGCAGAAATATGGCTTTATCAGTATCCATAGGCTGGATGCGCCAAATAAGATCAAGATAGTAACAGATAGCGGTACCTACATGGTACTACCAATACAGTTCGAGGAATGATATACTGTATGCATGAGACACAAATTCAAAGCAACGAGGACAACATATAACGGTAGAAGTTATCCAAGTAAGCTACAGGCTGCATATGCGAAATATCTAACAGAGATGAAGAAAGAGGGACTGATTCTGTTTTTCCTAGAAGAAGTCCCTTTTCGTTTTTATGATACCAGCAAGTACTTGGTCGACTTTATGGTCTTCATGGCTGATGGTGAGATACGATTCATAGAGACCAAAGGTAGAGAAACAAGCGACTTCAACAGGAAGATGAAGCTCATGAAGATGGAGTACCCATACTTTAACGTAATAGTAGTAAAGGGGAAAGCAAAGAATGGATGGTATGAGTTCACAGAAGCGAAAATCGAGGAGGTTGATGATGAGCATTGACGAGCTGCATAAAATAATCAAATCATATAAAGAGGCGCAAAAGGTTCTTCAAGATATGGGCTTTAAGTATTGCGTTATGTGTGAGCATATATTGCCGCTAGATGGCTTTAATACTTCTCGCACTGCAGCAGATGGTCGCTACTCTTACTGCATGGAGTGCGCTAGGACGAAAAGGCGGGAGTATAGAAGCAGAGGTAGCAGATCGCGCCCAAGAAAGCCATATACAAATGAGACAAGGCCATCTGAGTTCGAAGGCTGCGTAGAGGTCAGGATGTATGGTGACAGTGACAGATGGATGGTACTGGATGCGGATATGTTTGAGGCCTATTCAGATTCAAGGTTCTATCTTATCAGGGGAGGCAAGGATCTCTATTACTGCCATATTAGGCTAGGCACTAAGTGTCAGGCTTTCCATAGGCTGATATGTGACGCGAGGGAGGGATTTGATGTAGACCATATAAATCATAACGGATTAGACAATAGGCGGGCAAACTTGCGAGAAGTAACCCGTAGAGAAAATCTAGCGAACCGTAGGCCTAATGGCTATTCTCGCAACTGTGAGCTATGAGGAGGAAGTATATGGAACAAGCTAAGACAGTAGTAATCGTCAGTGACGTGCACGGCAGGCAGATGGACCAAAAGCTAAGGGAGGCATTCGCAAGGTTCGCTAGGGAGCGTCACATAGATCACTTCATATTGAACGGCGACATCATGGATGGAGAGTCTGTGTCTAGGCACGTTGGCAAGCGCCAGATGCAGCTAAACGATGAGATCAACCTTACAAAGCAGATATTGGCAGACTTCGTCGAAGACGTGCGCCACGTCAATTCAAAGGCTAGAGTAACCTGGATCGATGGCAACCATGAGGAGCGCTTTTACGCATACCTCGCTAAAAATGCCTATCAGGTTGCAAGCCTCGACAAAGCGCCTACCCTTTCTGGGCTGCTAGATATGGATGACCTAGGCGTGGAGTACCTAGACTCTAGAAGCTATGTAGAACTTCAAGATGGAACACAGGTACAACACAGGTACTTACTCAGAGCAGATGGCCCTATGAGTGCCGTAGCATCCTCTAAGCTGATTGGGAATGGCCTTGTGATAGGAGATACCCATAGGCTTGGTATAGGGTTTATAACGGATCGTAGGACGACTAGGATAGCCGTAGAGTCCGGATGCTTCTGCACATTGGACCCTACCTACATGTACCGTAAAACTGCCAATTGGCAAAACGGGTTTATAGTGATTCGCTTTCGCGATAGGCTGAGGGAGGTCACCCCAGTATACGCTGATGATGGGAAATTTATGTTCGATGGCGTAGTATACGAGTAATAGACAATAAAAAAGAGGCCCACCGTAATGGTGGGCACTTTCTTTATCTGCAGGCTACAAAGACTTAATCGTCTTTGTGTGTAGACTGCCGTCGCCCCGGTAGTACGAAACAGCCACATCGTTCATTAAGCCACGGAAAGGCATCTTGTAGGCCTCCGAGAGATCTCCAAGTGTACAGATAGCCTGGAGACCTTGCACGCGGCATCTAGGCTCATTGTAGCGCACGTCAGCACCAGTGAACCTAAGCGTCACCGTAGTAGCTGTTCCGTTCGGCTCTATGTTCAGAGTAGTGTACCCTGATTCCACAGATACGAACAGCTTCAGGGGATCATTGTCTACTACCTCTACCGTTGCTGGTATACAACTACTTAGCGCGAGGCAAAGTATCGTCTTGAGTAGGTTGTGTCTTAGGCGCATTATCATCCTTTGCGAGTATCCCTACGATACCAGTGAGCAAGAAGGCTATGGATTGAGTGACGTTCATTTGGCCATTGAGGTACCCGGCAATGGCGGTCATAACGAGTGCTAATCCAGCTCTTGTAGTGTTGCTGTCTAATTTCATAAAATCCCCCTCTGGGATAAGGTTAATGGTCTATTGAATAGGTAGATATTCCACAGGTATTATCTACCTATTCAATAGACCCTAAATGACTTCTGGGAGCTACTTTAGCTGATTGTCCCGCACCTGTGGACTCATCCCCTTGAACTATACGCTTTGTAGGTACCGTCCTCTCTCTTGATCAGTGTTATGGTGTCAATTAGCTGATTACTCATAGCACTATACAGCGGTATCCTAACCGTATTGGGCGCTACAGGTTTGGGTGTACTAACGAGGGACGATCCAACGATTACGTCCCTCCTAATGTTGTGATCCTTAGCGTATTGTTGCCCACCCTTGATTTGTATGTGCGGTCTCTCGAAATCAAGTAGCTCTAGGCCAAACTGTCCTACCGGCACAGCCTTATAGAGGCTATCGTAGCCATCCCAATTTGCCTGACCATTCCTAAGTGGTACAAGATCGGCTGCTAGCCCATACCTATGGCAGCTATCCATAGTGTATGTAAGGTATCTCCCAAATGGTTGGCGCTTCCTGCCTGCATCGTAGAGCCACTGTTGCCTCTCCGGCGTCCTAAAGGTTTCGTAGACTAGTATGTCGTAGCCGGCTTCAGTTGCGGCAGCCAGCCACTTATCTAGGCGCTCCCGGAAATCCGGATGTAAAGCATCCAAGCTTCTGTTCTGTTGCGGTTCCATTCAGTCCTCGTATACATCGCCTTCATCTACGCTGTCGAATGCGTAGATGTACAGTGTGTCCATATTCCCGCTGTAGTTGATCTGGAATGAGTATCTCTTGTCAGGGTGAACGTGACTCAGGGCTATTGGCTTAAGTACATCTCTTACATCTGAAGCGAGTTGGATCATGTCGATTGCTGTATGGCTCATTTGTTAGCCTCCTTGGCTATTGGTTGCGTAGTAACATACTGCGCAATTTGCGTTGTGCCGAACGACAATAATGCTGATAGGATAATGCTAAGCGGGATGAGCATCGTTCGCATTCGGATTCTCTCCTCTTCGAGCAATCTAACTCTTATCTCTAGGGCTGTATGATCAGCCCTCAGGATCTTGTTAGCCTCCCGAACTTCGTCAAAGAGTTCGTCCATCTTCTCCATCATATGATGCATATCCCGTTGCATCGAGGCAAATTTAACTTCTATCGACTCCATTATCCGAATCTCCTCGGCCATGTCACACCGATGGACATGTGCACTGTTACAAGGCCAACATTTGTAACCCCCCGCTTGAATACTGCACTTGGCGAAGCTGTGCCGAAACTTACCCCACTATAAGTAGCCATTATATGATCCTCACTACATTGCTAGACCCGCTTGCCCCAATCACAAAATACTCCTCCGCCCCAACTGACACCTGGATGATGTCGCCATAGGCTATGCCAGATAGCCCAGTCTCGGCTATGTCTGTAAAAAAGCCAACTGGACCAGTCGACGCTGACATTACGAACTTAGGCCCCCAAACTTGCCGCTTAGACCCGGCCCATGTAGCAGCTGCCACACTACTAAGATTGAGCGTATTGATCGTTACAGAGGCTATGCCCGCAGCGCCAGCGGATACGTATAGGGTGCTAAAATTGGATGATGATGGGTAGTATAGGTGCCTGTATGTTGACTCTGGCCATGTCGTTGTATTTGCTGTAGATGGTCTAAGATATCCAAGCGCTACCCTAGACGAGTTATTGGATAGCATCGCGAATCTCCCCTCTGCGCCGATAAACTTGTCAACCACAGCACTTGTGGAGTTAGACCAGCTAAGCGTAGTGGTAGTAGTAGCACCAGTACCTGTATGAGTACCGGCATTCCAAGCATCATATTGGACAATGTTCAGCTGAGTGGCAGTATACTGGATGCGTAGTATAAATGTGCCCTTAGCTGTACCATTATATGTATAGCTATAAACCCTGTACTCATCGGTTGATACATAGCTATCCAATAGCGTATAGCCTAGGTCGGTAACCATCGTTGTGTCTATAAACGTTATCAACTGGGCTAGGGTGAATCCAGATGCCTGCGTGGATGTTGTATATGTAAATGCCATTATCGTATCCTTACCGCACAGTTGCTAGATATGCAAAAATACCTCTTAGATGGATCTGATGCATCCTCAATGACGTATCCAAATGAATTAGATCCAGTACCCACGTCTGCCCAGTCCTCGCTAAATCTACCGTATACACCGCCGAATGACGCATTGGTATATAACAATTTAGTCCCAGGTGCATATGGACGGACATAGTTATCGGCTGAGATAGGCGCAAAGCTAGACAAAGAAGTAGATATCGTCGACGTCGTAGCAATGGAATTATGCATACCGGCTGCCGATGTAAAACCTGTATTTAGTGGGTAAAAATAAAACCCATACGTAGATTCATCGTATGATGGGTGCTTACTGCCTGGCCTAACCCACCCGAGGACGCCAACCGTAGAGGATGAGCCTCCAGACATAAAGATGGCGAACTTCCCTTCTCCGGCGTCGGACTGCAGGATGTACACCGATGTAGGCAATGTTGGGTATATTGTCAAAGTTGAGCTGATGGTTACCTGTGACGTACCAGTATGCGTACCAGTGTTCCAGGTGCGGAACGTGTACACGTTTGGAGATACATACTGCGATAAGCTGCCGGTTGTAAAAACGTATTGGATGTACACTGTACCAGTAGCAGACGCATTTTGTACTAGCTGGTAAATCCTGATAGTGTTCCCCCCAGAAGTGTATGCATCATACACAGTCGCACCGCATGCTATCATTATTTCATCAAACTTAAGCAGGAAGTCCGATGCACTTAAGTTGGCAGGTATAATCGTTGTGCTTAAGTCAAACATCATGCCTCCAACTTTAGGTATACAATGGTCACGGTCACTGTACTGCTTGCTCCCGACAAGTTGTACACGTTAACGGCTATAGAAGTTGTTGGCGTTGTCTCCATATTGCTAACGAGTCCAGATGCGGTGCCAGACATATAATATGTAGCGGCTCCAGTACTAACAACCTCTAGGTATGTACCGTTTGGCGGATCAACCAATACAGCTCTACCAACATCGGCATCCCTAATTGCAGTAGTTGCGTACAGTGCAACTCTTGCAGCTCTATCTAGCTCTATGGACAAAATCCTGGCCGTCTTCGCAAGCGTAATCGTTGTACTAACAGACGCACCGTTGGCGAGGGAGCCAGTAGTCAGTGTTGCGGTCGCCCTAGACTCTAGGCCGGCCATAGTAGGTAATTGGCTAGTCGGTACCTTACCGGAGCTATCGAGTGTGGCTATACCATCGTTAGCCCCAACAAGCGAGGTATCTACTTTGCCATCGAGAGCAGCCTGTAGCATGTCCACATCAGAGATGCGGCTGGGGAAGTATGTTGGCTTATTCTTGATATTGGCCCAATCCGGATTGCCACCTCCAGATATACCGCTCATGAGTACACCTCCATTGCTCTTACGTTGCCAGCTAACGGGAAGTACACGGTCCATGGGCGCCTATCCTTCTCGAGCGTTAGCGTTTGTCCTGGTTCCAACAGCAAGCCGTTGTTGCTGATCCATGTAGGGTCTACAGTATTGGTAGCGTCATTTGGATCATAGCCAGCTAGATACACATTATTGGCGCCAGTATTCTGTACGATGAATACGGACCTCGTAGGCCTGTCCGCAAACAGTGACGCAGTCGCTCCTACTCCACCACTGGCGACGGAGTGTATGGCCGTACCGTTGGCCGCAGACCCACTACCGACACCGATTGCCGTCGCAAGTGCCTCTATAGTCCTAGGATTGAGATCATCTATCATTTTTTACTCCTTTTCCGGAAAAGTCGCTTCGTAGGATCGACGATAAGGTGGCTCCAGTTCATTCTGAGGGTTAAAACACTTCAGAAGCTTTGGAGGCTCTCAGAATCGATCCTACGCCGCATTAGGCTAATTGGCGGTTACGCAGGCCCATTCGCCTGCTCCAAGGCCGGCTACAGTGACCCTAATGGTGTTGTTGTAGCCTACAGAGGCTGGCAGTGTTGGCAGGGCCATCCATGTAGCCCCATGATCGCTTGAGTACTCATAGGTAAATGTTGGACTAGACCCAGCCTTGGAGTCCTCAGTGACTGCATTTACCGACAACGGATTGTGGGCAGTCCAATAATACTCTCCATTCGCCGTGAATGATGCAGCAAATAGTGGCTGTATTGGTAGTGACGCTGGCGCATACTTTGTACCATTCCATCGAACGACCTGGCCAGTAGATGGAGCAACTGCGTCATTGTAGTCACTCGAAGCACGGATAGATGGAGGTACGAGAGACTTTGGCTTCCACTTAGATGTGCCAGAATCCCAAGCGATGTACTGTCCATTTGTAGGAGCAGTGGTGTCGTCATAGTCACTCATTGAGCGTATCTTGAGGCTAGTCTTGCGCCAGTTGTAGTTTGTACCAGATGCACCAGCTAGTGTAGCGACTAGCATCCACTCTTCGCCAGCAAGTAGTGTAGGGTAGTTCGGGAAGGATCCAGCTGGCCCTCTAGGCCCGGTAGCACCAGTAGCCCCAGTAGCACCTGCTGCACCAGTAGCCCCAGTGGCGCCTGTGGCACCCGTAGCGCCTGCTGGACCTACAGGACCTACTAGTATAGGCCTCCAGTTTCCAGCGCCATCTACAAGGGCATTACCGACATTAGCGTTGATAAGGCTTATCCACCACTTGATGCCATCATCTACAACGTCATCTTTTGCGTAGGTTGTCGTGTTTAGCCATCCACCTTTGTATGTCGCCCCAGTTAGCGTAATGGATGTATTACCACCACCTGTACCGCCAGCGCCAGTAGGATCACCAGCTACTAGTGCGGTCACAAAGTTGAATGCACCAGAATCATTATTGTTCACAAGGACTTGACGGCGGATGATTACTTGCGGTGTTGGGCTTGGGTAGACTGCGGTAAAGATTACCCTAGCTACTGGACCAGATCCAACAGTCGCACCACCAACAACGCGCATTGTGCCGCCACCCGGAAATAGCCAGGTGCCTGCAGAATAAACTCCGTAATAGGGTGAAGCGCTATAATTAGTTCCGTCATAGTAAGCCTCTAGGTACTCAACCGTCAGTGTACACTTCGTATAGCCTGGTGCGACCGCAGGTAGGCCTTTAACGTCTAGCATCATATGTTATGCCCCCCAAACGCTAGCTGCGTTTACGATCTTGTCAGGGACCAGTACAAGCGTCATACGGACCCTCTTTGCTTTTGGTTGTACTTCGAACTCAATGTAGTTGGCGCCCTTGATCAGCGGTATCGACGGAAGCGTTGTGCCACCTCTTGTTATCGCTGCAGCCTTTTGCATAAGGAGGGCGTATGTCTCCAATTGAGTATGTAGCTCAGTCTCTCCAATGTCATACATCAGCGCAGTTAGCCTCAGTGGCTGTGGTAACCCAAGTGAGTCACTGCTCTGGTAGACTTGGTCGCTTCCGTATGCTCGGTAGAGGTTTGTCTGCCCCCCAGTAGATGGGAAGTAATTGTCTGGTTTGAATTGCGTAGGCAGCTCTAAGGTAAAGCCATCTTCATCAGTTAGCAGCCATGCTTGTGGTGCCATTTTGTCCTCCTGTCGGATTAGCGGGTAGCGGTAGTTCACAGGGAAAGATCTGCTCAAAGGTGCTGGCTATTGGGGCCATTTGGTTCCATTGAATAGGTAGTAAGTAATGTGGAATAACTACCTATTCAATGGAACAATTTGCCGTCTAGTAGCGCCTATTGTAAGTCCATGGATCAAAGCGCTTATAGGGGAGCACGTTTGTACGCAAAGCACTCTTAGCACCCTCAGGTGTCAGCTCACAATCAACACCAGCAACATACTGGTTGACAGTAACTAGTCCAGGCCTAGGGTTCCCGAAGGTCCTTGGCTCAGCAGTCGACTTGTAGAAATCCCCAACTATCCTGGCTGGCGGTATGAGTATCCCGTTGTACCACCCCTCGTAGTTCGGTCCTGTGAAAAATGGATACTCAAGGCCCACACTGTTGACATCCCACTCTGGAGATCCCTGTTCTTTTTGGCTAAAGATAGGCTCTCTTATCGTGTATGTCACCTTTGCTCTACCTGCTGCCGTACCATCCGGGTGCGTAGGGTCCTTGTACGCTGGTGATGGACTTGCGACTGGATCATCATTTGTTGTCACTGCAAAGCTGAATCCAATATGGTAGAAGAAGTCACCAGTCCAACCATTGTCAATGAGAACCTGTCGCTGATCCTCCTTGAACCACTTGCTATCTATTGCGAATGTAAGTGACACAGGTTGTTGTACATCACTTTGTTTAGCCGTGATGACCATCCTGCTGCTTGACAGGACTGCAATTGTATGTGCTGACTCAAACGGGTATATAGGCCCTACGCTAGGGGGCCCCTCAATACCTTTTATCTGGTTAAAGAATGTATCGGGTAGTGGGTTACCGTAGCCATCAACGCCTCCAGTCCGTGAGCCAACTGTTTCGAAGATTGGCGTACCAGGTTTACCTACAGCTGCTAAGTCATAGGTTGGGGAGTCGCTGATCCATACGATTGCGTCCACAGTGACGTCGTACGACCACTGTGTTACGGAACCCTCCTGGATGTTCTTGTAGGGTACGTGCTCAACCTGGAGATCCACTGGGAAGGCTGCCTGTATAGGCTCGTAGTTGGAGCTGCCCTCTTTGAATAGTGATGACTGCTCGTACCACGCCTGCACATCTGCTATGAGATAGCATATGCCCGACTTGGACACCATAGTGAATCTGTTCGGAAGTGTGGATATATCCATGTCCAGCGCCTGTGTACCGTTGATGTCAGCGTCGTAGAAGTCCTCTCCGCCGTAACCATCTACGATCTCAGCCTCTGGATAAAACGTCCTATGGCCAGCTCCGACGAAGTCTGCATCCACCTTTACAACGTAGTGTGGGTTGGGCGTAATCTTTGCAGCTCGCCAGTGTGGCCCCTTTGGCGTTGTTACAGAGGTGCCAGTAGTACCGTTGGAATCCTGAGCTACCTCTGGTACAAAGCCATAGACGGCTGGCGTACCACGCTTGTATACGTAGCCACCCCAGCCAGGTCCGCTATCTGAGCGCATCTCCGTTATGTATGGAGGTATCTCGTACTGCCCCTGCCTGAGGCCTATGACATCTTTGGCTTGTATGATGACTGGCGTTCCATCCTGCGGTCTGCCAATAAGCATCCTGCGCTCGCCATCGATACCCCATGTGCCGTCAGGGAATGATTCAAGGGCCTTCTCCATTACCTCTGATACCTTTACAGACTTGTTGATCTTGCTGTAGTTTGGCATATAGGGGTCGATGAATGCTCCTATATCCGGTACATCAATACCCAGCATGTTGTAAGTACTGGTGATTGATAGACGCGGCACCTTTGGAGGGAAGGTGTCTGCAAAGCCATACCAATACTTTCGCATGATAAGCTCGTGCAGCCCACCTAGTTCAAAGGTATATACTGCACCTGAGCCATTCGTCGTCTCTCCTGTGGACACATTCTTTATGTATCCCTCCCATACGATAAACTCTTCCAGCGCATCATCCTTTAGTGTTAGACGCATGCTTTTGGAAAATGGTTCGTATGGCAAAGGTATGACCGAGTCTACTTGTGCTGCTGATAATAGGCCTAGGCCATCTAGGGACCACTTGATCCCTACGATGCCCCCTGGTCCTGATCCAGAGGGATCGCTCTCGTATGTCGCAGCGATTGCGCTAGTTTCAGTTAAGACCTCTAGCTTCCAGCTTTTGACATTCGGTATAGCGACCCCCGTAGCGTGTGCTCTAGGTATAGCCATTCATATCACCTCTTAGATATTATACCCCAATTGGTTATTGAAGGCTTATCCTTGGTCGATTGTTGTGGGCCAAGCGCAATAGCAGCTTCCTTGATCATCTCTGCGTACTTCATGTACTCGCCGAATTTCTCAACGTGTATTCCGAAATTCTTCACAGAGGTGCCAAAGGGGATAGCCGTATCTCCAGTGGGTACATCTGGGACACCAAGCATTGGGAGCGCTTTAATGTTACCGGTGATGTATGTACCGCCTCCTGTAAGGTCAGGGGTTCCGTCTGGATTGCGCTTGACGATGTCTCCGTACTTATAGGGGTTGTTCAGCGGATCGAGGCCCTTGATCTTAGCCTTCTGCTTCTCAATCTCCCCAGCGAGGAGCAGCCTCTTCGCAGCATCCGTCTCCTTGTTGTACTTGTCCATCAGATCCTGGAGGATCTTGTTCTCGTAGTCCAAGGAGCCAGGGCCAGCGCCTCCAGGCTTCTCTTTCTCGGTCTTAGCCTTTATCTTGTCGATAATGGCTTGCTGAGCGTCGATCTGAGCCTGTAGCTTCTTGCGCTCCTCATCACTTGTTGCTTTGCCGAACTTGGCTTGCAGGTCAGCTAGCTTCTTCTGTTCAAAGTCTAAAGATCCAGGGCCAGCATTGCCCATACCTGGGAACGCTTTATTGAGGGCGTCCACAAAGCCGGGGATTACTTTGCCAATGGCATCCATGGCCTTTGGTAACATCCCGCTGAAGGCTGCCATTGCTGCGTCAATTGCAGATTGATCTCCGCTTTCGAAAGCTTTGGATAGCGCTGTCAGTGGTGCAGCAAGGATACCCTGGAGCACAGCCTTCTGTATAAAGGCCTCGATGAAACCGTCAATCAAGGCGTCACGCATTCCAGAGGTGATGATCTCCCTCCAGTTGTCGTCCCCATTGATAGCTGCCTTCATTCCGTTCTTAAAGCCGCTTGTGACGCCATCGGAGATAGAGAGCGCCAATTTGGCGCCTACTTCATCTATCCCGGTGACCATGTAGTCGCCGAATACCTTCTTGCTCAAATCGTCGGTGAAGTAAAACTTCTTTACGTACTGATCAGCGTCAACAAAAGAGCTCTTGAGTTGCTCCTTGAATTCACCTATCTTCTTCTTCAGTTCTTCATAGGCGCGATTCGCTCTATTGAACCAGTCAACAATGCCTTGTATGATTCCGCCTACAGCAGATACAACAGCACCTGCGTAGTTCCCAGACATAATCGCATTGAAAGCGCCTTTGAGACCGCCAACGAAAGCGTTAATAGCCCCGTCTGCTGCCTCACTACCAGTCTCTATTGCAGAGGCTATCATGTCGAAGACGCCGTTGAGCGCGTCCTGTATTGGTGACTTGGATCCACTGATAACCTTGGCTATCGTGTTGAGTCCGATGCTCATTACCTTGGACGCTTTGTCGGTGCCTTTGCCAACAGTCTCTGCCACCTTCGCGAACATTGCACCTACGCCACTGTCTAGGTACTTGAGACCATTAAGTGTCGCAGATATCTGCTTAGAAGAGTCTATAGAGATCTTCTTCACAGCGTCGGTGGTAGCATTGCTGGTTGCTAGGGCGTCGAATGCATCCTTGAGGTGGCCCAGTAGCTCGATGTACTTAGGCTGATCTATCAATCCATCTGTGAACGCCTTGTTGATGCCTTCCAGTGATGCAGTCAGCTCATCAACAGCCTTCCGTGTCTCTGGGGCGTCTTGACCAAACTTAACCAGCCCAAGCTGCTTTGAGAGGTCGTCAGTCTTGATCTTGAAGAACCCTTCGTTCATCGGGTTCTGCTGGATCAAGCTTATTCTGTTCTGCAGTTGCGCCAACGTATCGTTGAACTCAGCGACTGACATCTTGCCTGAGGCAGACTTAGCCGCGAATTCCTTGACGTCATTGGCTAGGTTCTTGATAGCATTGCCATAGACCTTCGCCTGTGGCGCAGAAGACTCATAGAGGCCTTCGAAGGCTTTGATGGTGCTTAGACCCTCAGATAAACCTGCTCGCACTTCTTGGGGTATCTCAAGCCCTGAGAGGTCAAAGCCTTCAAGGATTGGCTTCAGAAGCCTCATGCGTTCAAGGAAGTCATCTGGTGCAATCTGGCCCAGAGTGACCTGCTCAACGATGGTGTTGAGTTCATCTAATGCGTCAGCTATGTTAGCTACAGATCCGTCCACAACGGAGGCGAGTTGATCTGTAGAATCACTTGCATTGGCCAGGTTATCCGACACATCTATTAGAGTCTTGCTGAAGTCTGACAGCTGTCCCTGCTGATCCTGTGTAAGCAGATCCTTGCCGGCAAAGTTATTGATCTCGTCTAGCGTAACGCCTATCGACTTCTGGATGTCCGGGAAGACTTCTGGGGCATTAAGTGCTGATAGCTGATTGACTCTATCTCGCAGCTCCTTGAAGTGCTCTGTTGCCTGCTGTATACCAGGCAATTTGAAGTCATCATCGATCTGAGCAAGCTTTGTCGTGCCATCGGACCTAAGCTGCTCAACCTGTGCCCAGTATTGCTCCTGGGTCAGTAATCCGTCAGATAGCTGCTTGTCTAATGCATCTCGCAAGTCTGCGGACTCAAGATTAAGAGCTTTGGTTGATAATTCTTTCCTGATCTTGTAGTAGTCTTCTTGGCTTCTCGTCTTGGCCTTGAATGCCATCTCGTTCAGCAGCAGATCGTTCTCGATCGCTTTACGCTCAGCTTCATGTAGGTGCCCGACAGAACCAAGTGCTCTGTTGACACGTGTCTCTACTGAGTTCAGGATGTCGTCGATCGTACTGCTTACACCCTTGATGGATTCGCCATCTATGTAGACCTTCAGGTTCTTGGAGTCCTGCAGTAGAGCCTCTACGTTGCCCGTAGCTGTGAATGCATCCAGAAGCGCATTGGCAGACTCATTGATGTAGCCAGCAACCTCTTGAGCTTTCTGCTTCTCGTAGGAGGCATTGCGCTCTTGGTCGATGACTTCCTGTTTCTGCACAGCATCTTGAGCTTCCTTCCAACCTTTCTCGAGTTGGTCAGCCATCTCTTTAGCTGCATTGCCGAACATAGGGTCATCAGTGATTCTCTGTAGTCGTACCTTTAGGCTGTCGAACTGCTTGTCATTGACGATCGTCATCCCTGGGAACTGTGTCAGGTCGGCCAGGAGATCAGTCACTTGCTTACGCAGATCTTGTACTTCTGCTCTGATGACACCAGTGCTAGAGGAGTTCGTGCCAGCAGATCTAGCGTTCGTCTCCGCTAGATCGCTGTAGTCGCCTCTGACCTTCATGATTGCGTCAGACCATTCCTTGAACTTGGATATCTGGTACTGGACGGCGTCGTCCTGCTTCAGAGAGCCAAGTTCACCTACGATCTGCGCTATATCCTCTGGGTGTACAAGCAATGGATTGGTATCAGCGGCAGCCTGCAGATCTGCTATCTTGCGCATGATTGCGTTGTAGTCTTCTGCCTGCTGGTTGGCCTCTTCCTGTACGCTGGCTATGCCTTCCATGGAGTCGATGATTCCATTGGCAGCATCCTGTGCACTCGAGAGCGAATCCCGCAACTTATCCATCGTAGCAGTGGTGGCCATTACCGCATCTGTCTGGTCAAGAGCATTAAGGTCTGCAACCAGCTGATCGATTTCTGATGAGTCCACAGATAAGGGGTTACTTGCTATCCGTTCGCGTACGCCCTCGATACGGCGCTGTATGTTCCAGTAGTCTTCAGCTAGCTGGTTATCCTTGTCTTGGTTCTGAGCGATGATCTCAAAGCTATCAGCAAGGCCTGTTGCTGTAGTCTTTGTTTGATCAAGAGTAGCCTGTAGCTGCTCTACCTTAGTCTGATCATAGAGATCAGGTAGATCCTTCATCGAGTCTATAGCGCCCTGTATAGAGTCCATAGAATCAGTAAACGACGTATCCATAGCAAGCAGCTGATCACCATCAAGCGACTTGGTCAGCTCATCTAGCTGTGCTTGCAGCTGGTCCAACATTGAGCTTGAGAAGTCGGTCTGATTGAGAGCATATTGCTCATCAGCCACCTTAGCCAGCGAATCAGACAGATCCTGTGCAGGTGGTATAGCAACGCTAAGCTGCTGGGACAGATTGCCGAATATCTCTCCCCCAGGCTGCTTGGCTAGCGTATCCAGCTCTTTGCCGAGCGCTTTGAGGTAGTCTAGATCCTGTACAGCGTTACTTGGGTCGTCACCAAGCAGGCTGCCAATGGCCGTCTTCGCTCTGTCGTAGACATCTCTGTTTGCGCCAACTATAGAAAGCCGTTCTACCGAGTCATTGAATGCATTGGCGTAGTCCTGCCGCTTCTTCTTGAGCGACTCGGTCCGCTTATCCAGCTCGTTCTGGAGTGAGTCTATGAATGCAAGGTCTGCACCTGCGCCCTTAGCCTGCTCTGCCTTAATCTTGTCCCTGAGCTGTGTATCGGTCTGCAGTGGGATAGATTTGGCCCTTGAGGCTGCGGTAGCTCTATCGGTGATTGTCTGGAGCTTGCTGTACTTCTCCTGGGCGAAACTTACAGCGAGTGCTGCATTCTTGTTGCTCTCAGAGAACTTCTTGATAGCCTCAGATGCGTCATTTACGGCCTTGGTTCTCGCTGGGCCGAATGCCATCAGCTGAGCCTTCATGAGCGCCTGTACGAGCTTCTCAGCGCTTGCTATCTGGCTCTCGAAAGCAGGTATAGCCTTCGTTTCCTTGGCAACAGCGTCAGTCGCCCAGGATAGTGCAAATTGCTGAGACTTTCCCCCCCCTGTGAACAAATCTACAGCTTGTTGTGCAGCGGCAAGTGCCTTAGGATCTAGCTTACTGCTCTCCTTGGCGTCTCTAAGGGCCCTAGCCAGCTTAAGAGCTTGAGCAGTCATTGTATCAGTGATATTGAGGCCCTGTTTCTCTGCGTCTATTCGCTTCTGTGCTAGGCTGAGAGCCTCTTTGCCGTCATCAGCTGCACCTATAGCTGCTATGCGCTTCTTGACGTCGTAGTACTCCTTGAGCTTCTCTGTAGGCACTCCTCCAGATTGGCCCTCTAGATCAGCTTGCCTCTTGAGTAAGTTCACAGCTTCGGGGAGGAGCTTCTTTACCTTGGCTTCGTTGATCTTGTAGCTGGCGCCTTCATTCTCGAGGATCTTCTCTGTGGCCATCTGAGCGGCTCTGTAAAGGTTCTCGTCTTTGTAGGTGCTAGCCATGTCTTTTGACATATCAAGAGCGTTGTTGGCCTTCTGGTAGCGCGTCATCGCTGCCTGGCTATTAGGATTGGCCTTCAGTGCAGCGCCTGCTGCGTTGAACTCCCTGTTGATTGCTACAAGCTGCTTAACCAGCTCTGCGAATGTTGGATCTGGCTTAGCCTTCGTATCAGCTACTGATTTGTTCTGGCGGTCAGAGACGGTGTTTATGAATCTGTCTCCAGCAGCCTTACCAGTCGTCAGGATGGACTCCAGTTGCCCCTTATCGAAGACAATGTTGCCCTTTATGTCCCTAGCTTCAACATGGAGGTGCACTGGGCCCTTACCTTCTCCTGCTCCAAGTTTGCTGAATCCCCAGCCGGTGTTGCCTTGGGTGCCTAATACCATGCCTTCTGTGATCTTTTGGCCAGCTTTGACCCCTAGATCCTTAAAGTGGCCCAGAAGAACCTTATAGCCATTCGCCAGCTCTAGCTCAATGGAGTTTCCGTAGCCAGACTTTGTATTGTCAGCGCGCTTTACAGTCGCTCCCGCAAAGCCACCTGGAGCGTACACTGGAGCGCCCATAAGGCCACCATTGGTACCAGAGCCGATCTGATAGTCGATACCAGGATGCCCTTTGCCGCCAGTTAGTCTGTACTTGTCATGATTAGCCCCAAGTTCCTGCATCACCGAGACTGCCAAGTCCTTGCCAAGTGCCTTCATGAAGCTGGAGAGGCCAAGATCTGGCTTAAGGTTAGGTACTTGAGTGCTTACCTTTGGTTGACCAACGACACCACTTTGCTGTAGGCCTAGTGGGTCATTGACTTGATTGAGTGCGAAGTTAGGGCTAACTTGATCAGCTGATTTCTGGATCTGCCTATCAGCAATAATCTTCTTGTACTCTTCTATCTTCTTCTGGTTGTCGGCTATAGCTTTATCGGTAGCCGCATTCATCGAAGTAGCTGCTGCGGTACCCCAAGCTTCTCCGCCACTAGCCCATAGATCGCTGATATTGCTGATAAGCGACTTCATGCTGCTCGTAATCTTCTCGACTGGCCAATTGATTAGGTCATCCTTGAATGCCGTTATAGCGGTGGAAGCTCCGTCCCACATTCCCTTCCAGTCCCCGCTAAGCAATGCGCCAACAGCGGTAACTAGGCCACGTATGCCCTTGACTATTGCTGATACCATGCTGGAGAGGGCTGTAACGATGCCCGTAAAGATCGGGGAGATTGTCAGCAATGAGCTTTTAAGCGCAATGATGATTGGCGATACTGCATCCCAAAGCTGCTTAAACTCAGACGCCAGCTGCCCGACAGATTGTGATAGTTTTGGCCATTCGGAGCGAAAGTACGTTACTACGTCGCCTGCAGTACGCTTAACTTCATTGAAAACACCGACTGCTATCGAAGCGAAGTCTTTGAAGGTGTCCGTCTTCATGAAGTCTACAATTGCCCGACCTACATTGACGACTGTAGCACCGAAGTTACTTGCAGCTGTGGACACAATCTGCATGGACCTTCGGCCCTCTTCTGTGTTCTTGGCCCAGTTGCCCATGTTTTGGATGAGCTCTGTGACGCTCCTGATGGCCATGTTGGTAACAGGGATGAAAGCAGTACCTATCGTCTGGCGAAACTGCTCCATGGCGATCTTGTTATCACTCGTAGCACCAGAGAGACCACTAAGTGATTGAGCAAGGTATTCGACTTCGTTACCGGAGTCTTTCCACAGGAGATTGATCTTGGCTTGCAATCTTTCAGAGTCTGTAAGCGCTGACTTAGTCTTACCTATCTGAGCTGCGTACATCTTTTCAGCATCTACAAGGTTGAGTCTAATGCCGATCGTGTTGAGGAAGCGGGAGTTGCCTGTCAGCAAGGCCTGAGTGACCTGTTCAATACCGTATGTTGTGTCTTTGCCTAAACGTACTGCGGATGCTGATGCCACTGTAAAGGCTGTCTCTACCTGGTCCATCGTAAAGCCCATACGCAACAGGCCAGCGGCATTCTCCATCAGAGATATTTTACTGATCTTCAAGCTTTTCGACATATTGTCGATACTTGCAGTTGCCTTGTCAGCCCCTATACCCGCTCTCTCTACAGTGCGATTCCACACTTCAAAAGAGATGCGAGCATTGTCAGCTTCATATGCCCAATTGGACATCTGCTTAGCCATTACTGCGAACATACCAGCGGTCGCTATACCAAGGCCAACAGAGATGGAGCTACCAAGTGACTGCCCGATGCTGTTGCCAGCTTGAGCGACCATGGATCCCATGCCCCTGATGGAGTTGGAGAGCACTGCGCCAAGATTTCCGACAGAACTGCCAAGCGTAGTGTTGAAGTTGTTAGCAAACGCTCTCAGGGCTGTGTACATCGTCAGGGCGCCGTTGATTGCTCCCTGAAAGTTGGTGTTGCTGTTGACGGCATTGGATACCGCTGTAGCTGCAGTTCTACCAGCAGTTGTGGCTGACTGGTTGAGTGCTTGGCTGAATGGGGCGAATGCCCTGACTGCAGATTGCGGATTGAGCCCCAGATTGCCCGTAAAGGCCTGTGTAAAGGTTGTACCGGCCTGAGACCCAACCCGCTGGCTGGAAGAGATTATAGCCCTACCTGAGGACGTGATAGCGCTACTTAGGGATTGCTGGATACCAAGAGAGCGGTTGAAGTTCTGGTTGAAGCTGTTGGCGACCATACCAGCAGCTGCAGCGACTTGGCGATTGACGTCACGGAGCCCAGCTTCGAATCCCTGGGTCCTGAGTCTGATATCTACATACAGGGTCTCGATTGAGTTGTCCATCGACATCCTTTCAATACTCACAATGAGCAACTAGAGCAAATCACTTAAGGGTTTGATGTTGAGTCCACAAGGAGGGGATTCGAGAGGGCCAAGGGTAGCCAAAAGTAGCTGAATGGTTCCATTGAATAGGTAGTAAGTAACTGTGAAATACTACCTATTCAATGGCGCAATTAGTCGTCCTGCGCAGTAATTGCCATAGCGTGCCTAAATCCCTCTATGCCTATGGTGTTCAGGATCTCCTGGGTCATGATGCCAAGTCTAACAGCCTTACGGATGTCCAAAGCAGCTGTGTATTCATAGTGCTCTGAGGTAGGTACTCTTGCGTATCCTGAGTAAAAGTCATCGTGTGATGAGTCTCCGCCACCAAGTGCTCTCTGTACTAGCCAGGCTATCATTGCTGATCCTGACTCTACTCGCCTCTGGGCTTCAGGCATGGCCCTAATGTAGATGGACAGCTGGTCCATTGTCAGCCGTCCAATCTCTCGTGGAGTAAATCCGTAATAGTAGCTTATGAGAGCGAATATCTCCCCCCAGTCCGTCTGAGTTGGCGGACCAGAGCTTACCCTTTTGGGTTGTGGGGCACCCCTGTCATAAACATGTGCAGATAGGCGCCAAAGTCGTCACCAGATGTCTGACGGAAGAACCTTGCACAGTCATCCCTAGTCAGCTCCTCGTCAGCTTGGTCAATGACGAAGCCAAAGAAGACATCCAAGAAGGCATTCAGGTGCCTAGAGCTAACGTTCATATTGGCTGCCAGTGGCTCGTAGGCGTCCATCAGCTCAGCGACCTCAATCAACCCAGGTTTACGCAGCCTGATAGCGATTGTTTCGTCTGCGTGGTTCCGAAAGACGTAGATTGGCTTGTTGATGCCAAGAGCTTCCTTCAGGGAGGCTACTTCCTTCTTTTCGACTGCTCGCTTTGTTTTGACACCCTTAGCCGCTGTCATAAAGCTTGCTTGCGCTTTATCTGTCATTATATCTCCTCCATTTGTATCTCAGTACCTTCGTATACTGTATCAGCATCAAGGTACTCTCCTATTATAGCTCTAAATGCTATCGGTGTATCTAGGGCATCTACCCAACATTGAGCCTCGTAATCACCAGGGTTAAGGTCATCAACTACAGCAAAGACAGGGCAAGTGATTATGTTCCCATCTAACCGAGCCCCAAAGGCTGCAAACCTGCCGTTCTTCTCGATGATTATCATTTTATCGTCCCAGAGCTTAGAATGTTCCATTGAATAGGTAGTTATTCCACATTACTTACTACCTATTCAATGGCGCAGGAGTTAGCTATACCCGTAGCCAAACAGAGCCCTCAAGCCTCTCGACCTGTGAGCTCCGCCGACCCGTTATTACGACCCGTCTACCTTAGGCATAGTGGTTTTGTCTTGGAAGAACTTTGGCTCACCGTCAATAGTGAGTGTCATGCTCAGCGAGTGCACGTCACTTGTCTCGAGGTTGAAACCAGTGATACGAGCAAATCCAACGACAACGTTGTTCTTGGCAGCCATTGCGGGCTTGTCACCAAGGACCAACATGTAGCCAATCTGTTTGCCTTTGTTGTTGGCGGACATCAGCTTGTCAAAGCTGGCGTAGCTAAGGATCAAGTTGGAGGTCACGGCAATCGTCCCACTGTGGATATCAGGCACAACTTCTTGCCAGTCACCAGAGTCCCATGAGGTGACGTCGATGGTGTTGGTGCTGGTGTTGAAAGGTGCAGACTTGACCTCAGGGAAGATGTAGGTGTCACTGTAAGCAGTGGTGAGGTCACCTGCTTGCAGTACGAGATCGGCTACGGCTGGGAAGAACAGATAGAGGTGGCTGTTGCCACGTGCGCGTCTAACGGCTGAAGACATATATTATTACCCTCCTACAGAGTATTGGTAGTCGACGATAATCCCAGTCCAATTATCCTCGTTAACGAAGCGCAGAGATCCAACATTGTGGAACCCTGCAGCTATGAGTAGTGGATGGCCTACGTCATAGATGGTTGCGGCGTTCGAAAATGGGCTACGTGCGTAGAATCCCACCTGGAACCAAGTGATCGATTGAGAAGGAGCGAGTGTCAGCGTGTAGATGGGTGTGTCCACAATCAGATCAATCACGATGTGTGACGTATCAAGTGGCAGCACTTCCCCCCTAAACTTAACAGGTACTCCAGTAGGCGCTAGGGCTGCCTTTAAGGACGTTCTAGCTGTTAGTGCGTCCATGGGTCCTCCTAGCGATTACAGAGCGAAAGAAGGGCCTTGGAGCCATCGTACGGGTACCATACTCAAGAGCAGCTGCGTAGGTAGTACCAACCGACACCCTTACAGTGTTCGGGTCCAACCTTCGCCACTTTGTGGACTCCCTCAAAGCCGTTGTGTCTGGTGCTGGTGGCTCACCTGGAGCTGATGCCTTGTGTGCTCCATACATCCTTCCACCTCCAGACTTGTTGAGCTCCTCCTTGAGCGCTACCTTGAGCTCCTCAGCTATTACCTCTAGCCTAGCCATTCCAAGTGCCTGTATGCGATTCATGGCATTCATATGACCACCTGCTCTAACAGGCAGTGCGTATGTGTAGGCCATTGCTTCACAGCCCTTACGTGGTAGGTTTCAGTGAGATATCGCAGCCTATCGTTCTCCGGCTTCGGGGAGTACCCAAAGACGAAAGCTTCATGGCTGTAAGGTATAACCTCTAGACCAGCTACATCCTTCTCGAGCAGCGCCATCGAGTTGATGTTGTCTGACCTTGGCTGCACATAGCCCTTATAGGTACTACCTGTAGCGTAGGTCTCAACTTCTTCTCCATGTGCGTTCGTAGATAGTGTTCTCGTAAGGACAACTAGAGACGACTTAGACAGTACTGACTTCATTATTCCCACGTTCCCAGGAAACAGCGCAGTGGCTTAGCCTCTGTGGCGTCACTGTCGGGTATCTGCTCATCTAGATCACTCTGGGCCTCAGTCAACTGCTTGGCTAAGTCCACAGGGGAGAGATACTGTTCGTCAATCTCTCCCACCCTGCGCCTCAGGATGGCCTCAGGAGTCATTACAAACCTTGCTGCAGCCTCGAATGGCCTGTAGTAGGTTGTAGGCACTGTAGCGATGATCCTAGACGTTGCTGTAAGGTCGAGCATCGACCCCCACTGAGAGTCAGTCCAAGTCTCGCTTACGTCTCCGCTTACTGTCCTTGCTACCCATAGTGCCCAGGTCAGGCTCGTCATGTCCTTCGCTGGGGGGCTGTTGGGGTCGTATGCCATCTTCCACCTCCTCTATATCCTTGTTCGAGAGATATACAGGCAGCCAGGTATCATCAGCCTCAAACACCTGGCCAGACACCTTGTGCCTCAGCCAGGCCATGATTAGAGTGCGCCCTTGTTGATGGTTGCGACTGCAAGCTCTTTGGGCTGTACGCAGAGGGAGCCATAGACAAAGAGCCCTCTGACACCAGAGCTAAACTTGGTCTCGAGGCGCAATTGCTCAGTAGACTGCAGCACACGTGCGTGTGTAACAACTGGGTTACCCATCATCACTTTGTACTTGGTGCCGGTAGTGTTGGGCACGTTGTTGCTTGTGAACACTTGTACTCCGTCAATAGTAGTAACCACTCCACCGACGGTGACAGTGTCACCCATAGGTGTCTCACGCAGCCCAAGCTCCTTCTTAAGGCGCCTGTAAAACCAGTTTGGCACTACGATCCGCCTATTGCCATCAGGTGCATTGTTGTTACTCAAGCGCTCGTTCAGCTCCAAGAAGACATCGTATGCAGCGATCTCGCCCATACCCCCACCAACGACGATTGGTGTAGCGTCAGAGCCATAGAGGTTGCTTGCATCAGCTGATGCGTGGAAGGTAGCAATGTGCTTGTCGAAGTGATCAGCAGCTTCATACCCATAGCGCTCGCCGAAGACAGTCGCAAGTTGCATCATCGAAAACTGGTCCGTGACGTCTGGCACCTCGAAAGCGTAGTGCTGCTGCTGGTCGATTGTCAGCGTAATGCTAGTGTCACTAAGCGCATCATAGGTAATTGCGCCAGTGTATGTCTTAATAGCGTTGGTTGGGTTAACAGCTTGGATGATCTTTACAGTGTCGCCAAAGCGCTGTACTTCGCCCTGATAGTTGCTGTTAGTGAAAGCTGGTACATAGACCATCTTCTTGTCGAGGTGGTAGAGCAGTTGTGCTGCCCAAAGGGTTGGGATTGATGCTGAAATAGCCATTTATTATCTCCTCTTATTGAGTGCGTTCATTGCTTCTGCAATGAGCTTGTAGTCGCCAGATGCCAATGCCTTGTTGAGGTCTAATGGATCTCCTGTACGACTGACGCCACCACCGCCTGGTGTCCCAACTACTCCCTGTTCCGTGGCCAAAAAGGGATAGCGCTCTAATAGCTTGTCCACAAGGATGGATCCATCTTCAGCTCTATGGTCTGCTTCAAGCAGCTTCAGAGCAGCTTCTGGGTCCCTAACCTTGCCGCCGAGTGTAGCCATGTCCTTGGTGCGATTAAGCTCGCTCTTAAGGGCATCACGCTCTGCATTAAGCTGTTCGATCATCCGTTGGGTCTCTTCTTGCATCTGCCGCTCCTTTGTGGACTCAATCTCTGTAAGCCTTCCCTTTAGGGATTCCAGTTCCTCTCGAGCTTTGTTTCTTTCACTTCTGAGTCTCTGTGCTTCCCTTTTGACTTTATCCAGTCCAGGTACAGATGTCTCAACTACATCACCAGTATGTGTCGGCTCAATTGCTGCCTCAGTAGCGACCTGCGTTACTTCGTTTTCCATATGCTTCCTTTGGTCTTGGACTTACACCTTCGGGAGGCCAAGGGTGCTTTAGATTGCTATATGTGTTTCCTATGTATTGTCTCTTGGCGCCCATGGAGCACCACCATGTCTAAATGCATACTTGCTCAGTAGGGCATCAAAGGCAGGCTTAGTACTACCATCAAGGCAATTCCATGTAGCGACAGCCATCACTGGAGCATGCTGACTAAGGTCATCCCTATCGCTGATGGGCTTGCTGACCGCAAAGACCTGTATCAATGGCCTTGATGGCGACATACCCCAAGCTATGTGATATGTCCCAGCCTCTATGTCCCTTACGATGGACTTACTTATGTCTGCATTCATATCTGCGTACCTTTCGCAGGCCCAGGCTGTACATGTTGCTGTTGCTCACTGGTCAACCTAGTCTGATAATCCTTCTTCTCTATAGCCATCTCATCATTGATAGCTTCGTCGGTGATACCTGACATACCCAGCTGTTGCAGCATCGTTAGCCCTTGGCTGCGACTGATCACGCCTGCATTAAATGCATCGATGACAGTCTTACGCTCATTGGCTATATCCTGACTAAACTGAGGCTTAAGGTCGATATCAATGTTCTGTGGGATCCTAGAGCCAGGTATCTTGGCGGCCATCCTAAGGCACAGCGATAGGCCCCTCGAGATAGCATCTGCATAGGAGTTCACCGTGTGTGTGAAAGCTGTCCTGATCTCCTGTAGCGCTAACCCAGAGAGCTCCCTAGCTGCAATGTTTGGTACCTTCAAAGAGCTGGCTAGCTCATCAAGGGATACATCTTGCTTAGTTCGCAGTACTTCTAAGTCCACAGGTGGGAGGTTCTCGTAGCGATCTTCTGATCCAATGATCTTGATGGCCGCTGGACCCTTCTCCCGCAGCTGCTTGAGCAATTGGCTGCTTGGAGCATTACGTGCCTCATTGAGGTAGTGATCAGAGGCTACCAGCGTCTCAGGTCGCCCATAGAGCTCTGCTGCTGCGTTGTAGTTAATGGCATCCTTAAGGTAGCGCTTAAAGCCTGGTAGAGCGTCTGTAGCTAATCCCTTTGGCGATCTATCAGGCCCTCGTCGAACGATTACTGGGATCACTGGCAAGCCCTTTGCATAGCTAAGGTTGTACTCGATCTCTATTGGGCTAGTGGTCCAATGTGTCCAATCAGTAAGCAGAGGATACACCGTAAGCTTATTCTCGGTATATACTCGTACCCGATACCGCAGACTAATGCCTTGATACTCAGTTGTGACCTGCACTACAGAGTTGATCAAGTTACTATTGTCTGTATCAAATACAGGTATACACCAGCCAGATAAAACGGAGATCTCTACAGACTTAGTGCGCTCTGACAAATATGGAAACAGTACAAACCTTCCGCCAACAAGGATATCAGTGACTGCATCACCTACCATGTCTGTGCGTGCCCTTAGGATATTATCGATCTCGTTGTCTCCAGCATCCGTTTGGCCTTGGTACTCCCAGGTAAGCTCACCAGTGGTGATGGCATCCTTGATCTTGTCCAAAAATGCCGTAAAGTGATTGGTCGTGTCCTGGTTACGTTGTTTCCACTTGGCTGATGTATCAGGTATCAGCTCATCAATAAGCTCCTGCACATCACCATTAGCAACACGCCGCACAAGTAGCTCATAATCTCGCCATGCCTTGAGGGCGCTCTCCTCAGCTCTCATTAGAGCCAAATCGATATCTATCATTAATACACCCCCCATGTCGCGACTAGACCACTACTGATGCCGTATCTCGTAAACAGTGCCATCCGTAGTGCATCCACAGCGTGATCATCCTTTTTGATTGGCTCGTTGCGAGGATCTCTAGTATCAGTCCCATCTGCATACCTATAGTTGCCCAACTCTTTGACTAGGTTTGTACAGCTATTATGTATGCGTAGCCTAGGTGGCATACCATCAGCCACTGGCAGTAGCATCTGGCTCACTGTGCTGATGCCACGCATTACATCCTTTTGGCCCTTGATTAGACCATGAACATAAAAGTCCTGAGTCAGCGTCTTACGGTCAGTAAGATCGTGGTCGCAGTAGATGATTGGTACTGGATCACTGTTGATTGCTTTGGCTACCTCAGACAGAGGCACATTAGACTTGTACCATTCTCTCGTGACGTAGATATAGCCTTGAGTGTCCTCCTCCAGCCATAACATGCAGTGAGGGTTGGCTCCACCAAAGTCAAGGCCACCAAACCTAGCAACAGGCTTGTGTGAGCTCTCAGAGTAGCAGTGAGCCTCTCTGGAGAACTCTGGGTATACCATACCTCTCATCGAGACCCACTCGCCTTGTAGATACCTCTGAGCTCTCTCAGCACCCAGTGAGATCTCCAGCATATGTATGTAGTCCACAGGGAGATTAGGGTTGGAGTACGTATTGCTAGTGATAGCTTTGTACCCAGGCTTAGGATCCCTAAAGAACCAATCGTACAGGTAATGCTCAGGACCATCAGGGTTACAGCTACCCCATAGTTGCCTTGAGCCTAATGGATGCCGTAAACGCCCAAGTACCTCAAGTACAGTATCCTCAGTGATAGCAGTAATCTCCTCAATAACAGCAAAGCCCAGGTTGAGTGACCTTAGTCTCTCTCTCATCGCCTGCGGACTTGACCCAGAGAGCGACATGAACAGTATCTCACTGCCATTAGCAAAGGTGTACTTATGATCATTGCCATGGTAGCTCACAAAGCCAGCATTGAACAGCGGTACAAGTAGCTGATTGAAGTCAGCCTGCAGTGTCTCTCGTAGCTGGCCTAGAGTCTCCGCTCCGGCCAGCCCCCTAACGCCTGGATAAAGCAGCGCCTGCTTAAGCAGTATCCATGCATTGGTGAGTGTTTTACCTGATCCATAGGCGCCTGACTGTAGAGTAAACTTTGCTTTGCTATTAAGAGCAGCAAGCTGATGATCATAGGTAGGCTCCATAAGGCCAAACTTATCAATCTGCATCCTTATCCCTCAGGCTCTCCGGCCAGATGATCGTCAGCCTGTTGTCAGTCGATTGATGTGGGTCCAGATCACCATGCATCTGGGCGAGTAGCTTGATGGCGCTGATCCTGTCGCTGATCTTTGTCAGCCCAGGTATCCACTCGCCTCTGTACATCATCGACTCAGTGATCTCTCCTCTAGCAATCTTTGAGAGGATCACCTGCTTCTCAATGCTGCTCAGTACTTGCTCTCTAACCACATCAGCCTTATCAAGATAGGCCTGATGCATTGCATCCTTCATAGGCTGCCTGAGCTCAGTCAAATAAGCCTGTATATCAGGATCATCAAGCAACTTACGCTGCGTCGTAGATGCCACACGCTCACTGTAGCCAGCCTCCAACATAGCCCTCTTAGCATCGCCATGGAGGGCGTACGCCTCGCAAAATGCCCTCTGGCGATTATTGAGATCGCCTGGGCGCTGACTCATGGCACCACAAACTCCCTCGGATTACTGTAGTTCTGTTCATCGTAAGCGTAGATACTTCCCGATCCATCATCCAAGTTGAACTGGATCTGAAAGTGCATCGGGTGATTAGACTCAGCAGCCACAGGAGCCAATAACTCCATCAACTGCAGCCTGACGTAAGCCAAAAATGCATCATCCATTTGATTACCCCTCTAAAATCCATTCTATCATACGAAAATCAGTTTTAGACTCGCTCACAATCCTCTACTGATAATCGATTATCAATATCCCTGTTGATATCTGACTCAATTATTACCATTAGCTTAAGGAACAATTAAGCAATGATTAAGCCACCCATAGTCGGCTGGGTGGCTTGTGTGTGCACCTATTAGATTGTCTGTTAAGGCCAGGGCTTCGGCCAGACGACTGATGTCTCATTGCAGACAACTAGGATATCATCCAGTGTAATCATATACCCTCCTTTCTGTGGACACTATACCTTGCAATCACTTAATCGTCAAGGTGTATCTAGGTGTCTGCCTTGGGGCTCCAGATAGCCCTACAAGGTCCGCTACGATCCACTCTGGCTCTGTAGTCTGCACAATGTACTCGCGGCCATTTGCTAGTACCTTGTGGCCCACTACAATGCGCCCACTGATCTCGATCGTCCCTCCTACTTTGTGGACAGTCAAACCATGTGACTCACAGTACTCCAGCAGCTCTCCTTGCCCACAGGAGGTTTTGACTGCTACCAATTGGCTGACTGAGAGCTCTACACGCAGCATCATGTACACAGGCCTGTGGCTCACATCATCACCAAACATAAAGACCCTTATCGTTTGCGTAGTCGAGTGGCAATTGCTTTTCATAGGTCCTACGGATCAATTTTATGTCCGATCCTGTGAGCACGTATCCATCCTTAGTCCAGATATCACCATCGCCATTTGTACTCGCAAAGATCATCCCAGCGTTGATCTGGTATCCGATCGCACCCCATTCTCCCTCTCCCACGCAGAATAGCTTAGTAGCTGGTGCGATACCGTGCTCGAGTGACAGCTCTAATAGCCTATATGAGCACCTAATAGTGATCTGCTCACCATCGGTCTCCACCAGATGGATCCCGCCGTACATGGGGTGGTCAGCTCCACCAAACTCAATGAGATCTGCGTAGTCTGCTTGTCCGATGATGTTGATAAGGTGCTGCACTTGTACTTTCATCATGCTTACCACTCCTTTGTAGTGTTCATCTCTGGGCTCATCCCTTTGATGAAAAGATGAGGTCGAACCAAGTATTTAAGATGGAGCACCCTTCTTTCTCGTCCCAAAGTCTTAAGTCCTCGAAAACTTCTCCATCTACGACCACCGAGTGCTCTCCTTCGGCCTGATCAAACGTATATTGGCCTTTGAATGCGTTGTTGAGTCCGCCTATGACTGATTGCTCTTGATTCCATCCGACTAAAGTTATATTTTTCATTTCTATCATCTCCTTTTGTGGGAGCTTATTAACTCCCTTTGATGTATTAATCATATCACTTGTTGCGTCCGATGTCAAGTCGCAATACGGGGTAGCGGCATTACACAGGAGGAGATCTCTCTGCCCATTATGGCCATAATGGCGGACAGTGTCCTAGGCAGCAAATTGTTCCATTGAATAGGTAGTATAATCTGTGTAATAACTACCTATTCAATGGCCCCAAAACGGGGCCACATTGGCCGTGGTATAATCAAGACATGGATAGATATAGCAGGTCAACGGATTACGCTATCAAGGCTCTAAAGTACAACACTGGGATCCAACTGGTAGCCAAGGCATACTACGGCAAGTGGGGCAGTATAGACCTCAATGAGCACTATGTTGAGCATATAGGGCCTGAGATGCCCCTAGGATCGATTCCAAGGTGGTCTGGGGTGTTAGAGTGCTCAGAGGCTCTCCGAAGGCCCTATATGCCCTTTAGAGCTCACTACCGCATATGGAGGGATGATTACGATAAGTATATGGCCGCGGCTACCAAATCAGAGATCGTAGCGATCGCCCAATATATAGATGGCTGGATGGAGCATAGCGCTGATCTAGGCTATCCACTGCCGATTATCGATTGCGAGGCCGGTGGCTATTATTTACTATCGGATGCTGTGCCATGGGCCCCACAGGTAGGCAGCTACGCCATTCGTAAACTCATGGATGCGATTGTGCAGGTCCGTCGGCTTGACACGCCACGTAGGTACGCATGATGTACAAGTATGTATCAGGATTAACAGCACAAGGGTTAGACTACCTCCAGAGAGCAAACGGCTCTGGAGATGTTGTCATTTATTTCGGTGACCTCATATACAGGTTACACGAGCTAGACGTGTTCGTGCTCACGGGTCAGCTAGGCGTAGTCATTACGCCTATGCACTTGTAATCGGACGCAACAAGTGATATATTGATGTCAGGAGGACCTGCAATGAACAAGAGCACAGAGGACCTAAGCGAGATGATAGCCGACTCTCTACTTCTGCATCTGACCGCAGAAGAGCAGAAGAGGGTGAGCATACTTCAGGAGCGGGATGACGTTAGTTTGTGCGTCTACCCAACGGCGGAGGAGTTTATGGCTGGCTGTCAGCTAGCCTGGAAGCTGCAACATCTGTTTGGGCTGCAGGTCCTAATCCGAATAAGCGAGAAAGTGAGGAAGCAACTGAATGTATCTTCGGACACCTTGCCACCATGGGTAGTCATGAACAGAAACCTCAGGGAAAAGCTCAACAAGGATCTACATAGGCTGTACGGGAGGATTGAGAAGTGATAGAGATCATGTATTTCACAAAGAAGAACTGTGGGCCCTGCAACCTGTTGAAGCCAGTCATGGAGAAGCTGAAGGAGACCATGACGATTACCAGGATCGATGTAGAGGAGTCTCCAGAGATGGTTAGGGAGTTTGGGATCACTGGCGCCCCTACCCTGCTGTATTTGAGGGTGGGTGCAGTTGTACACAGGCAGGTCGGATTCAAGGGGCGAGAGCAGATTCTGGCGACCATCAGCAGCCTCCAAGAATAGCCAAATTGTTCCATTGAATAGGTAGTAAGTAATGTGTAATAACTACCTATTCAATGGAACAAATCTCCATCCAGGACAGCGAAAGGAAAATGACATGACGCCATCAGACAAACTAGTGAAGGAGTGGCAGGCTAAGGGTTACAAGAAGTTTGAGTGCGATTGGTGTAGGTGCGAAAAGTCACTCGGTTGGGTAGCTTACTGGGGTAACGACTGCCCAGAGTGCGACAACAGACTGGAGCCAAAGTGAAGATTGGACGCAAACAGAAGGTGCACCCCAACCCAGAGGCGCCGTTTGAAGAGTACGCCCTCTCTGTGAACTCTAAATCAATACACACGTCCTACAAACTTATGTTCGACAAGCGATCCGGCACAGTGTCCTACTACCTGCTGCCGTATTGGCCTACTGATTGGCCAATGGACCGAAGACTGGCGGTAACTTATGAATGGTGAAGAGATAACAATGATAGACATAGCTCAACATAGGCACCAGGTAGACGGTGGCAGATTCGTCAACCTAACTGGCGAGAGGATGACGCTCATTCTGTCAAACAATAGGTATGCTCGGATTGATCCATCCAACTCAAATCCCGGGACAAGGTGGGCGCGTGTGCCGTTTGGCCGGCGTGACCCAGACATCGAACGATTTCAGATTGCACTATCGTTAGAAGGAGATTTGCCTATCCCACAAGAGGGCATTATCTTGATCGTGAGGGATCCAGTAGCACGGTTTGCCTGGAAGAGGAAGGATGTCTTCGCTCCTGAGTATACTCCGTGGGTTGACGAGACCGGGACGAGGATCGTCATATATCTGTATCAATATCTAACGACTGGGATGGAAGAGGGCGCCTGATAGACCGCAAATAGCCACCGCAAGGTGGTTTTTTAATGGCAGTTGACATCCGTTGTAACAAGTGATATAGTTATTTCAAGGAGGAAGTAAATGAAGGTATACGTACTAGAGGTAGATGAAGGTACACTTTGGGAAAGGAAGGGCTGGGGGGTCGTAGGTGTATATACACTGCAATCAGATGCCTACAAAGCGGCAAGTGCATGCATCAAAAGTAGGTTGGGACGACGAGGAGTAAGTAAGTTCAGGTTCAAAGGGGAGACACATGCCTCAAAGGGTTTCAAAGGGGATAAGTTCGTATGGACACGAGTCCAGGAGCTTGTAGTTGACGAAGGTGGGGAAGCATGCAAACGGAATTAAGCAAGTTAACGGCCGATGAAATAGCTAAAATGCCGCTCGATAGGTTAGAGATCCTTATTCAGCTAAGCAGGAGGTAGAAGTGAAGAAGAAGTTCCACATTTCGAGGCTTGACAAGCAAGTGCTGGAGAGCGCTCTAGAGCATTGCGGAGGAGGGCAATTCGCAGCCGAGATTACTCTTGATGACGATCGCTGGAGTGTAGAAGTGGTGGACTGGTTTGAGTTTTATAGGCCCTCTGCTACCCCATACGACGCAATGAAAGAATGGGATAAAGGATACTCAGTAGTAATCAACAAGACACTTATATTCTACAAGCCTGATGCGTTGCGCAGATTCATCGAAAGGCACTATGGGCCGCAGAGAGCGGAATCGGTTGACTACCTATTCGACCAGGTCCCCCACAGAGTACGAGCAGGAGATCATAGGTCAATGGTATTCGTAGAGCTGCCAAACGATATGATCTGCAAGCTAGAGGCCATCTGGACCGGAGACGCCCTAGACAGGGAGCATGTAACTGAAGTTAGAATCATCTTTGAGAGGGGTACGGAATGATAAGGGTATTCGAGGATAAAGGTCAGCAGTTGGTAGACGCAAGAGAGCTCCATAGTTTTCTGGAGGTTGGTAAGCATTTCAGAACTTGGATCCAAGATAGAATCGAGAAATATGGATTTACCGAGGGAGCAGATTACATCGTCCTGGAGGGCCGCCCGATTTTGGGCGCACCTACCCCGTCAAAAGATTACGCCATTACGCTGGATATGGCAAAAGAGCTTGCGATGCTTGAGCGTAATGAGAAGGGCAAAGAAGCAAGACGCTACTTCATCGAATGCGAGAGGAAGCTCAAAGAAGTGCAGCAGCCAATGGACGAACTTGAGATGATGGCAGCAATGATCAAATCTCAACTGGAGCAACGTGCCAGCATGAGGGCCCTCGAATCAACCGTGAATACACTTTCGGAGAAAATCGCAGCAGTGGAGGACCACATAAGAATTGACCACGAGTTTGTCACAGTCTCTGGCTTTCTCGCCCTGACCAAGGCTCAGGCGACACCAGTCGAAGTTGTAAAGGCAATTGGGATGGAGGCCGCTAGATACTGCAGGCAGAATGGTATCCCTATCTCGCAGATCCCATCAGCCAAGTGGGGCAAGGTTAACGCCTACCCGAAGGACGTGCTGGAAGTAATCATTAGGGGGAGGGCATGAATCCGAATAGCCTAGAGAACCTCAAGAAGAACAGGAACATGAAGGACGGGCCACTGAAGGAGGGACAACTCTCACACACTGTGAGAGTACGGATTACCGAGGACGTCAGACAGAAGCTCAAGGGGATAAGTCCACAGGTGCTGGGAGATATTATCAGTAAGGGGCTGAAATGACGGAAGATTGGGATGAAGTCTTCAGGACGGTAGAGGATGGGTTCACTGAGGAGGACGAGTATGCCTACCTTGTTAACAGAAATGGCGAGATAATCTACATGTTCTGCGGGAGGCACCTCTACTTTCCAGATAGCCGTAATTACTACAGCACTGAGCCGCTGCTGTACGCGAAAAGAGCGAGAGGCCATCTGATGAAGGCGTTTGTTACTGGGTACATAGAGCGGTATATCCGTGGGTCATTCGCATTCCCAGCGCCAGGTAGCCTGGCATCCCGTAGGAAGCGACTATATGACACAAATAAGATGGGCAAGATCGATGTAATTATAGGTAGGTTGCTCCAAAGGGTTAGGAGAGAGAAGACCTACACAATGGAAGAAGCGAAGGCCATACTAGGGCTAAAGGAGGAAGAGTGAGGAACCCAGAGCGGATAGATGAAGTGCTGCAGGCTGTAGAGCTCTACTGGAAGGAGAACCCAGATCTAAGGTTTATGCAGCTGGTGCTTAACGCGGTCGCAAGTGTTAAGAGGGACCCATACTACCTGGAAGACCCATCATTCATGGAGCTACTAAGAGAGGTGTACGACTAATGAAGAGGATGCAGCACAGTGAGATTATGTTTCTCTCCGAAAAATATCCAGAGTTCAACGAAGCTTTCCTAATGGCGAACCGGGATGGACTCCCAGTAGAAGTAGTAGTCGACCACGAGCTTTATGTTGTACAACCATTCAAGAAGTGATACAATATTAACAAAGGGGACATAAATGAAATTTGACACAGGGACAGAAGGACAAAGCCGGCTCGAAGCAAGTACATACCCAGCACGCATTGTTGGCGTAATCGACCTCGGCACACAGAGAAAAGAATATGACGGCAAGGAAAGTTTCGCACGGCAAGTGGTACTCCAGTTTGAATTCCCCACTGAGACGTTTACCACTGAAGATGGCAAGCTGGCTGCACGGACACTGGGTGCATTCTACACAGCGAGCCTTAACCCAAAGGCCACACTCCGTAAGCACCTTGAGCAGGTACGAGGGAAGGCATTCACACACGAGGAGCTTACCGGATTCGACGTCAGGAACCTCCTAGGAGTCAACGTCACGGCGACCGTGGTGATGAACTCCAATGGTAAGCCAAAGGTTAGCAACATCGCTGGTCCCATGAAGGGAGCTGCAAAGTTCGACAAGATCACGGAGCACACCTTCTTCGACCTGGACGCATATGATGGCGCAGTTTTTGAGGCACTGCCAGAGTTCTTCAAGAACATCATCGCAGACAGCCCTGAGTACATCAAGGCAACCACCGCACCCAAGACTCAGCTGGAAGAGATCCATGAAGAACTAGGCAACCTCTTCTAACGATTAAGGTTTGATTAAGATCTGGGTGCTTGTAGTAGGCCCAGATTTATGCTATAATGGATTCTATTTCTGCCACTAAGGAGGGCACATGAACGCCAAGAAAACAATAAAGCACGGCTTGAAGAGCATCCCCCTTGAATTAGTCAGCTACCCGAACTGGATCTGCTGGAAGTTTGTCGAGAGAGACGGGCGTATAACTAAAATGCCAGTAGACCCACGGACTGGGAAGCCAGCCAAGTCTGACGACCCTGGTACATGGGCACCCTTTATGGTTGCTGCCAAAGCTGCATCACAGTCCACAGATTGGGGAGTCGGCTTCCAGTTCGGCAATAGCCCATTCGTTGGTATCGATCTCGACTGGAAGACGTACGAAGGCCAAGATGTACCAGAGGCAGCACAGAAGATCATCGATGCATTTGACAGCTACACTGAGATGAGCCCATCTGGCAAGGGGTGCCACATCATCATCCAGGCAGACCTTAAGTCGGGATACAAATCAAGGGTAACACTGATCGATGACGTCGGCTTGGAAGTATATTCCACGGGGCGAATGTTTACGATGACTGGGGATATTGCCTTTGGGTACCCAGTGCCACTGGAGAAGCAGACAGAGCTTGACGTGCTCTGTGAGGCGCTTCTCGCCAAGGAGGAAGTCGTCAAGGTACGCCAATCCCCCGCACCTGTGGACTACACAGTAGATAGGACAACGTTGTCCTACGCCCTATCGAAAGACCAAGTGCTCTCCAGGCTCTACAATGGAGACATCGCATCCTATGGCAATGACCACTCTAGAGCTGACTCAGCGCTGGTTATGAAGCTAGCCTTTTGGCTCCATGGCAATGAGATGCTGATCGATGAGGCATTCCGTGGGTCAGCCCTCTACAGAGCCAAGTGGGACGTTAAACACTCATCCAATGGCTCTACCTACGGCCAGATGACGATTGCGTCTGCACTGTCTGCCTGGAACGGCGAATGCTTTACGCCATCTGCCAAGGAAGACAGCAACCTGGACGCTGTGATCAGAGCTTACGCTGACGCGAAGTTTGATCTGCTCAAGGCTGGATCGGACGTCATCGACGTGGCTACAGGCCATGCCATGACGAAGGTAGCTACAAGGAAGGTGTGGTTCGAACTTGTGGAATTCTTCGCAAACGGACGCATCGGCTACTCAGCTGGCAAGGGCTACTACCTCAACTTTGGTGGCATCACTGGCTTAGCATCAGTCCTCGGCGACACCAACTACCAAGGCCTTCGCACTCGACTATCACAGATGGCCGACCTTGGATTTGCCAGAGGCTTTGGGCAATTGGATACAAGTGATCGAGTGTCTCCTTTTGTGCTGTGGCTCCCTGAGTCACCAAGTGATCTTGGTATCATGAAGATCAAACCATCAAAGTTAGTGATCCTGCCAGGGGCGAGACAGGTCACAGTTACTAAGTCGCCCAAGAAGCTTGCACCTACAGAGACTCAGGTCATTAGAGTGCGGTCAATATTGCCCATGTTGCGTGGCGTGGCCTACAGGCTATCTCTAGGCGACAGCAGTATCTCTGGGCTGTCTGAGTCCACTGGGGTCTCTACAAGGGCCATAGAGCGCAACGTAGAGCGCCTAATTTCTCTGGGGCTAGCTGAAAAGTCGGAAGATGGCATAAAACTGACCACTGACTTCGAATCTGCAGCCTTAATGGAAAGGGAGCACTCTCCAGCCTACAGATCAAGGGCACAGTTTGCGCTTAAGCAGCAAGCCAACTCAAGATCGCCAAAGGTAAGAGAGCTTGCCCTCCGTAGACTCGCAGCACTTGAGGATGGTATGTCTGTCCGCAGTGTATACCTAGAGGTTGCCTGATGATACTTAGAGATTACCAGGTGGATGGCATCAAAAGGATCAAGCAGTTGATCGATAGCGGCCATAAGCGGATACTCTTTACTATGCCTACAGGTAGCGGCAAGGGCTCAGTGATCTCTACAATCATTAAGGCTAACCCAACCAAGACTTCCTTATTCTTAGTCCACAGAAGAGAGCTCGTATTCGATATGAGCAGACGATTGACTGGGCTCACCAACAGACACGCTATAGTCTCCCCCGGCTTTGCGCCTGTATACGATGCAAAGGCATATGTGAGCACAATACAGAGCTGGCTGAGTAAGCACAAGCAGTATGGAGTTACACCGGACCTGATCATAATCGATGAGTGTCACTTATTCAATCCATCGAGTGGCATGTACAAAAAGCTACTCGATATGTACCCTAAGGCTATAGTACTTGGGTTTACGGCTACCCCCATCAGATCGGATCGTAGAGGGCTTGGGGCTATCTTTACAGCAATGGTGCATCCCTTAACCTTTAGCAGAGCATTCGCAGATGGCTACTTGGTGCGCCCAAGATATTACACGCCGACAGATCCAGACCTATCTACGGTAAAGAGCTTGGCTGGGGACTATCAGACTGATGAGCTGGCCAGCGTAATGGAGGCACCAAAGATCGTAGGCGACATCGTTGCCCACTATCAGAAGTACGGAGAAAATAGAAAGACTGTAGGGTTCGCAGTGCGCGTCATCCATAGCAAGTCATTGGCAGATGCTTTCAACGCTGCAGGTATCCCCAGCGCACACGTTGACGGTAGCACGCCGCTACATGAGCGAGATAGGATATTCGATGCCCTGAGGTCTGGGGAGATCCAGGTGCTTTGGAATGTAGACGTCTGTTCAGAGGGTGTAGATATCCCGGACATCTCATGTGTGATAAGCGCTAGGCCTACAAAGTCCATCATCAAATGGCTACAGCAGCTGGGTAGAGGCTTGAGGCCATCCAAGGGCAAAGAGGATTGCCTAGCAGAGGGCAGCCTAGTACTGACTGATCATGGCCTGATCCCGATTGAGGATGTCCAATTATCCCATAAGCTTTGGGATGGTTGTAACTGGGTATCCCACCGTGGTACAATATGTCATGGATACAAAAACACTATTTACTACGGAGGAATTAGGGCAACCCCAGACCATAGAGTGTGGACCAGTAGCGGATGGAGAACACTCGAGGAGTGTGCCACCCAACAAATCGGCATTGCTAAGACCGGACTTGGTGGGTATGCAATACGGGAGGGTAATTATTTCATCTCCAGTAATGGAGTGGCGTGGAGAAAAACCACGTCGACGGATGTATGTGCAGACGCGGTGCGTAACGTGTGGGCGGGAAGCGAGCATAATCTACGACAATTTAGTGCGGGGCCGAACTGGAGGATGCAGACACTGCGGTCAGCCCAGACGAGCCCCACAGTGGTTGGTCTCAAGGGTATCCGGACAACACCAGAGATGCACCAACCCGAAGAATTCCAGATATGCGGATTATGGCGGGAGGGGTATAGAGTTCCAATTTTCGAGCGTTATAGAGGCTTGTATATGGATACAGGAAAACCTAGGACTCCAGAAGGATCGGCAATTGGATCGGATCGACAACTCGGGACACTATGCGCCTGGAAATCTAAGGTGGTCAACGCCACAACAGA